GTTGCCGTAGATCATGGTCTGGATCGCGGCGCTCGCGCTCGCGGTCGAGCCGGAAAGGCTCGTGAGGTCGGGGCAGAGGGTATAGGGGATCACCACGCCGCCGTCGCGGATCACGCCGACGTTGGGGTTGGCCATGTCCGGCTCGATGGTGAACAGGCGGCGCTTCTCGTTCGTGCCGCGCAGCTGACCGATGGCCTTGAGGTCTTCCTTGGTGAGCAGCAGGCGGGCGCTGCCGCCGACCTCGGTGTCCGCGCCGTAGGCAAAATAGAGGGTGTCGAGCAGGTCGACGTCCACCGCGGTCACGTCCACGCTCGCGAAAATGTTCGCGCCCGCCTTGTTCTTGGCGTTCTTCATGCCGTAGAACACATGGCTGGTCTCGCCGTCGCCGTTGACGATCAGCTCGGAGCCCTTGCGGCGCATGGCGCGCAGCGCCATGCCGAAGATCTTGGCGTAATAGTCCGCGGGCGTCAGGTTGCCGATGTTGCGGTCGACGAAGCTCGTCACGCTCATGTCGTAGGGCTTGATCTGCGCCACACCGAAGGTGGGGTCGGTGCTCGCCGTGCGGGCCTTGCCGGCGGTGGACGCCACCGTGCCGACCTTCGCGTCCAGCTCGGTGATGACATAGGGCTCCTGATACTCGCCCATGCCGGAGAGGTTGACGACCTGCACCTGGTCGATGATCGCGCTGAGGGGCGCGTCGCCGCCGCGGATGTCGCGGTCCACGCCGGTGGGCTCGGCGAGCGAGGTGGTCGCGAGCGTGATGGCCTTGCGGACCTCCGCCGCGCTGAACTTGACCTCGCCGCCCTTGCGCAGGATCTCCGCGCGCTCGAGAGCCTTGTCCCTGGCCTCGCCCGGAGTATCCTGCTTCTGCATGAACTGGCGGTCCTGCTCGTCGATGAGGGTCTTGACCTCGGTGATCTCGCTGTTGAGGTTCTCGATCTCGGTCATCTTGCTCCGATAGTCCTCGCGCTTGCCCTCTTTGAGCAGGCTCGCGGCCTCGGTGAGCATGCCGGCGCGCTTCGCCAGCAGGTCGTTGTACTTTCTACGCATTGTGTGCCTCCTTAAAATCTCATTTTTTCAAGCTCCAAGGCGGCTTCGTCCGCCCAGTGCTCGTTGTTATCCGCGCCCTCCGGCGCGTGGGTCTCTTGCATTTCGGCGCCGCCGTAGCGCTTTGCCTTCACAACGCCGGCCTCCGGCTGCGCGGGCACGGCCACGAGGCTTACCTCGTAGGCGTCCGCCGCGCCGTCCAGCTCGAAGTGGCAGAGCTGCCCGTCGTACTCTCGGCCCGGCCAGTGCTCGCACAGCGTCTTGCGCTGGTCCGCGCCGCAGATCGAGCAGTTGACGCGCTCCACCGCGCAGCCCACGCTGCACTCGCGCAGGATGCCGCCCTCGATGGCGGCGATGGTGTCTGCGGTGCTCGCCGTGCGGACCATGTAGCAGCTGAGCACCAGACGCTTGACCTCGCCCCGCTTTTCCAGATGCGCATCATAGACGCGCGCGGTCTGCGTTTCCGCACTCCAATTATGGTCGCGCAGCACAGGCTTGCCGATGTACAGTTTACCGAGCTGCTCGAGCGTCGCCTCGGTAAAGCGCTCGCCCTCGCGGTCGACCTGGTTGTCACAGGCCGTCAGGCGGAAGGTAAACACTTCATCCTCGGTCAGTTCCCGCAGCGTCTGCTCGTTGATCAGCGCGAGCTCCAGTGCGCCGGCGGTTTCTTTTTCCAGCCGTGCGGCCTTGTAGATCATTTCCATGTGGTTTACTCCTCTCCGGCGGCCGCGCCGCCGTTTCTCTGCGCACTCAGCTCCGGCCACAGGTCAAGCGGCACATAGTTCAGGCTCGCGCGCCTGCGGTTGCCGCCCGGCACGTTCGGCAGATCCTCCAGCGCCGCGATGTCGTCGGGACTGAATACGCTCAGCTCGCTCATCGTGCGGTACCAGTTCGCGCGGCTCGCCGTGTCGCCCTTGAGCTCCGCCATCATGTTGATGCGCAGCTCCAGCCCCGCGGCCAGCTCGCTGTCGGTCAGCAGCTTGTAGCTCTGCTCCTCCTCATACTGGGTCACGATGGGGTGCAGCGTGCCGACGACATACTCGATCGCGTTCTGCTCATTGCTGCCGTAGGCCTGCTTGCCCTCGTTGAGCTTGTAGAGCGGCACGCCGAAGTAGCGCGCGATGTCCGTGATCGACAGCTGCTTGTTTTCCACAAACTGCGCGTCGCGGTTCGTCCCCGCGATGCTCGTGTACTTGAGACCGAGGTCGAGGATCGCCGTCCGGTGCGCCTTGCTCGGCCCCATGTGGACGCGCTCCCACTCGGAGCGCAGCCGGTCCTTCTTGGTCACGAGCGAGCCGTCCGCCGCCTTGACCGGTTTTCCCTTGGTGTCCAGCACATAGCCGCCGAGGTCGGTGTCGGTCTCCAGCACGCCGCCCGGCTGCCCGCCGTTGGCATAGTAGCTCAGCTCATACTCCTGCGCGGCCCGCGCCGCGGCGATCACCTCGCTGGCGCGCGTCACCGTGCCGAGGCCGAGCAGGCCGTTGCGCGTGGCGTTCTTGTAGTGGCACACGTCCTCGTTCGGCAGCCGCATCACCTCGCCGGAGAAGGGATGCGTCACGTCGTACCACACGCGCCCCGCCATGTCGTGCCAGGGCTGCACCAGATACCACGGCACCGGGATCAGCTCCACCGGTTTGCCCGTGCGCTCGTCGCGCACGATCCAATCGTAGCCGTTGCCGCCCTCCAGGCGGCTCGTCTCCAGCACCTTCTTGCGAATGAACGGGGTCATAGCCTCGTTCGGCCGGATGTTCAGCAGCCGCAGCAGCTCGTGGTCCGTGCGCTCACGCGTCCTCGTGTCGATCACATAATTCGGCAGCTTCGCGATGCTGTCGCTCAGCAGCTCAATGCAGCGGTCGACCGCGCTGAGCTTGCGCGCCGCGCTCTGCGGGTCCTCACCGGCGGCCAGACCGCCGGAAGCCGTCAGGCTGCCGACCGTTACGGACTTGCTCACGGTGGGCGAGCGTGCGGTCGCCGCGCGCAGGCCCTTGATGATGCTCATGCTTGACCATCACTCCCTTCGTCGTTTGCATTATCGTCAAAGCCGTCAACAACGGCCATTGCGATCAAAAGAATGCCGCCCACGATAAAGCCGGCCGGGATATAGATCATGCCCGCGCCTGCCGTAATGAGCAGCACGCCGAGTTTCAGCACGGCGTCTCGCAGCTTTTCCACAGCTTTCCTCCTCACAGCGTGAAGTCCGCCCGTGCCACCGCCGCGGCAAGATCGGGCTTCTGATTCCTGGCAACCATCCACACGGCCATCACGATGATGCTCGCGACCGCCGGGTCGATGCGCCCCGTTGATTTATTCTTGAGCGGCTTGATGTTGCCGTTTCCGTCCGCATGGCAGCGGACGTTGCCGAAGGTCCAGCGGAAGCAGGTGTTGTGGACGTGCAGCAGCGTGTGGCGCTGCATCATGTCGTCCGTCTCCTTCATCGCCGGGCTCATGTTCTTGAGGTCCTGCGGGATCTCGATGATCGGCACGATCGGCGCGAGCCGCTGCGTGATGGTCCGGCTCAGATACGGGTCAAAACCTACCATCTTGAGGTCGTAGCGCTCCCGCGCCTCGCGGATGCGCTCCTCCACCGCGCCGTAGTCGATGACCTCGCCGGGGCAGAGGTCGAGGAAGCCGGCACGCGCCCAGTCCCGGTAGGGGACGTGGTCGCGCTTTTCCGCCTCGTCCACCGTCGCCTCGGGCCGCCAGATGCCATAGGGCAGCAGCACCGCCACATCCAGCCCCGGCTGGGGCGGGAAGAGCAGAACAAAGGCCGTCAGGTCGCGGCTCGTGGAAAGGTCCACGCCGCCGTAGCAGAGCTTCCCGTCCAGCTGCCGCAGCCATTCCTCGCGCTCGCGCTTTTTGCTCGGCCCCCATTGCGTCTTGTCATAGAGGTTGAGCGAGATCCAGCCGACCGACTTCGTCGTGATCCATTGGTTGAGCCGCAGCCATCGGAATACGCGCTCTTCGGCTTCGCTGCGCTTTGCGCTCGCCGCCTCCAGGCGGATATTGCGCAGGCTCAGGTGCTTACCGAGCGATGGGTTACAGAGTTTCCACAGGCTCTCGTCCCAGATGTCCAGCGCCTCGATGTCCTCGGGATCGTCGCCGAAGGTCGCCGTCAGGCCATAGAGGATCGGCAGCCAGTTGTCCTCGTCGCGCGATAGCAGCTCGCGCTCGGCGTCGGCAAGGTCCTCGTCGCTGGCATGCCGGAGAGAGAGGACCTTGCGCACGTCGCCGCCCTCAGCGCGGATGCGCCGCAGCTGCCGCGCGTCGCGGATGGCGACCGCCTTCTCGTGGATCTCCCAGCCGATCGAGTTGCGGTCGGGGTCGTCGCCCGCGGTCGTCAGCACGATCCAAGCCGGCTGCCGCCGGCTTGCACCCGCCGCTCCGGTCATCAGATCCCACAGTTTTCGGTTTGGCTGAGCATGGAGCTCGTCGAAGATGACGCAGCTCGGTTTCGGGCCGTGCTTGCCCGCCGTCTCGGCGGAAAGCACCTGCAAGATGCCGAGCGTGATCCACTTGTAGCCGCCGTTCTCGGTTCGCACGCGCCGCCGGTATTCGATGATCTTCCGGCTTTCCACGATGTTCAACTCGCCGCGGGCGATCATTTTCGCCGTCCACGGCGCGCTCGTTGCCATAAAGACCGCCGCGCGGTAGACGATGGAAGCGTTGTTTCGGTCGACAGCGCAGAGGTAAACCTCTGCATTCATTTCGCCGTCGGCAAAAAGGTGGTAGAGCGCAAGCGCCGCAGCCAGCTCGCTCTTGCCGTTTTTCTTCGGGATCTCGAGGTAGAGGTACCAGTACCGGCGCAGCCGCTCTGCGCTCTCATCCGTGCCCGATTCGGGCACGTCGGCGCACATCGTGCCGTAGAACTCCATCAGCGCCTCGCGCTGCCAGTCGTAAAGGCAGAAGGGCTTGCCCGTGTCGGTCGTCGGCAGGCGCTCGACAAAGTCGCACACGAACTGCCCCGCCTCGCGGTCGAAAACGTATGCCATGCTACAGGCTCCGCGCCAGCGCGTCCGCCTGCCGCTGCCGCAGCCGCTCCGTAAACTCATCTGTCCCGCTCTCCGGCGTGAACGCCGCCGCGGGCAGATTGCTCGGCAGCACCAGCCGGCAGCGGCTCGATACCGTCAGGCCCATGTCGTTCGCGCAGTTGCGCGCCTGCTTGAAGTAGCGCTCCTGCACGCGGCCCCAGCCGTCCGCCGCCTCTAAGTCGCGCGCGTGGCCCGGCGACTGAGTCAAGGCCCGCTGCACCTCCGCCGTCGCGCTGATATACTCGTGGTGGGCGACCAGATAGCGCCCGAGGTTGTCCGCGTCGAGGTCGGTGTAGAGCCCCACGTCAATGAGCTGCTTGCCGATCGCGCGAAACTCGCGATGCAGTTCCTTGGGCAGCCATTTGGGCGGCTTCGCCCGCTGCGGCGCCGGCACCACCACCTCACGGTCGCGCCGCGCGTCCTCCTCGGCGCGCGTCATGTGCTTGCGCCCGTTCCTCACGACCAGATCGGTCGGTTGTCTTGCTCCTGCCATCTCCGCGCTCCTTTCTGCGCTGCCGCCGAATATACCGCTCCATGTCCCGCTTGAGATACGGGCTTGCTGTCGTGGACATGATCCGCTCAGCTTCAGCGATCGTCATGCTTCCCCAGCGCGGCGACAATTGACCTCTCACGGGCACTCAGCTCCCAAACATGTGCCGCCGCCTTCTCCGCCGCCGCCTTCTCCGCCGCCGCCTTCTCCGCCGCCGCCTTCTCCGCCGCCGCCTTCTCCGAAAGAAGAAACGCCGCGCCGTAGATGGCTTTTTTCTGTGCGCGCTGCTCGTCCAGCGCCCGTGTAAAAGCGGCGTCCTCCGCACGCACACGCAGCGCCTGCCACTTGGCGGTCGGCGCAATACGGATCGGCGTCATCACGCAGTCCGGGTAGGTGTAGCCGGGCAACTCCGCCGCACCCTCACAGGTGTTTTGCGTGTTCAGCTCATCCACCCTGCGCCACAGCTCCGGCACCGTTTCAATTTTCCAGTTTCCAAGGTTGGTCACAAAGCTTGTGCGCACATCCGCGCCGTTTTCATAGGTGATGCGGCAAGACATCGGCAAATAGTTGCATGTCCCGGCCGCGATGCTAAAAAGCGTCAGTGCCGGCGCAAAAAGGAAAAATCGGATGCCGCGCTCCGTGTAAAATCGGCAGATCTGCGAGAGGATAGAAAACGGCGGGTTGTCAATCACCACGCAGCCGTCCGGGTAGGTCTCGTGCTCATAGTCGCCTCCGGGGTAAAATGGCCGAATCACCGGCGCGCCCTGCAAGCCGTAGTGCGCCAAAGCCCAGTCGCGAATCACCTCGTAGATGTTCTGCGGCGTGTAGCAGTCGTCGGTGGTGAGTTTCGGCTTGAATTTATCCACAAATTTCTCATAATCCTCGCTGCTTTCGCTCTCGACATCTCCCCAGAAGTGGTTTCTTTCTGCCGCTGGTTTCGCCCGCTCGTGGGCGCTGACATGGATCGTCTCGATCTCGTCCATCGTGAAACCGGTCAGCGCGGTGTCGAAAGAAAGGCTGCTTAGCTCTTCCATCTCAAACTTGAGCCGCGCCGCGTCCCACTCGCCCGTCTCGGCAAGTCGGTTGTCGGCGATGATGTAGGCGCGCCGCTGCGCCTCGCTCAGGTCGCTCACCGTCACATACGGGACCTCGGTCATACCCTCGGCCCGCGCCGCCTCGACGCGCCCATGTCCGGCGATCAGGTGCTTGTCCTTGTCGATCAGCACCGGCGAGACGAAGCCGAACTCGCGCAGGCTGCGCCGCAGCTGCTCGATCTGCTCCGGCCCGTGGATCTTTGCGTTGTTTGCATAGGGGACCAGCTCGTCGATGCGTATTGTCGGCAGGTCCTTGACCACCACGCGCACCGGCGTCTGCACTGCTGTCTGCTTATTTCCCATGCCTTGCCTCCTGTCGATATCTCCGATGCAGTCCCCGGCCCTCAACGCTGAGGGCACGGGGGACAGATCCGTGAAGGCTATGGCCGGCTTCAAGAGCCGGGGACCACACCGGACGCTTTAGTATCTGCCCCACCGGGCCTACGTCAATACACCACGCATCAAGCGCAGTCCTTCGGCCCAGGCAGGGCGGCGTTTTGCTTTTCTTTACTCCTGCGCATTCCCCGCCCCTCGCAATTCGAGGGCCGCGGGGTAGGAGGAAATTCATGACCGCCCCGGTCAAAGAGCGGGGAACACGCAGGAGCTTTCCCGAAAATTCCCCGTGGGGAAAAAATCTCGCACGAGGGAGGGCAGGCGGTTTGCAAGGGCAGCGCCCAAACTTTCTGACCCCGGGGAGGGGTCTGCAAGGAAGTCCCGCGCGACGCTCTCGCGACGCGCCCGAGCGCCCAAGCCTACTGCCGCGCCGCCGCGCTGCGGCGCTTTGATTTGCTGCGATTCTCGTGCATTTCTCGCGCCGTCTTGCGGCTGTGGCAGCTGTGGCAGAGGCTCTCGAGGTTGCTACGGTCGCAGAACTTTGACCAGTCGCCCTTGTGGTCGACGATGTGGTCCACGTCCGTCGCGCGGACCCGCCGTCCGTGCCGGGCGCACTCGCGGCAGAACGGCTCGCGCAAAAGCTGCGCCGGCCGCAGGTCGAGCTTCCACTCGTCGGTCTGGTACATCCAGCGCCAGGACTGCGCTTCTTCACTGCGCCGGTCGCCGCGCGGCCGATGGGCGTCGCAGTATCCATCGCTCACCAGCACGCAGCAGCCGGGATGCCGGCAGGGTCGGAGCGGCTTCAAGGCCATCGGGCTATCACCTCCGGGCAAAACAAAAAGCCTGCACCGACACAAACCGCATACAGCGGATCATGTGGCGCAGGCGCTAAGGCACAGGCACTCGTCGATATTCACGATGGACTCCATCCGGCAGCACTTGCAGTAGACCGGCAAGTCTTTTGCTCTGGTTCCGGGATCGAGCCGAAGGACTTTGCCGCGCCCGCATCTCGGGCACATCAGCCATCCGTCCTTTGTGACCAGTTTACCATCATTTCGTTTTGATTGCAACACTTTTCACCCTCTTTTCTGCGTTTGTCACTAAAAAGCCAATAAGTTACAAGTAATGTCGTGCGCGCGCACGCGCGCGATTCCTTTCAGGCTTCCAGCCAAGACGCGCAGTTGTACGAGCCGAACTGCGTGCCCTTGCTGTTGATCCGCGGCGGCATGAGCGTGTGCTCCGGTATCGCGATCTTGTCGCTCTCGTCGAGCCACACCTCCGGCGCAGGCAGCTTGGCGCGCAGGCTGCGCGAGCAGCTCCACGGATGCCGCCCGACCGGGATGATGATCCCGTCGCTGCGTTCCTTAGTCAGATAGCGCGCAAGGTATCGGTAGCCCGCTACCTTGCCATGCCGCCGGAGCACAGGCCAGTCCGTCACGCCGCCGCAACGCCAGAGGAACTGCGCCTCTGCCGGCGAGAGCTGCCGGTAGTCCGCCACCATGTGTATATGATAGCGAGCCTGCCCGTGCAGCCCCTCGATGGCAGTGATCCAGTCAAGCGGCGCACCATCGCGGAAGCGCTCCACACGCCGCAGGAAAGCACGCTGCGCCTTGCGCACATCCGCAAAGCGCTCGGGCGTATGGTCTGCATCAAACTCAAGCACATAGTGCGTCGCGCTCTTGCCGAGCAGCGCGAGCATCAGCTCCAGCCGGTCTGTGCTGTCGCGGTTAAGCACCGTCCGCCGCGCCCGCTTGAGCTCACTCTTGGCGCGGCGGTCCTCGTCGGTGTCGAGCGGAGAGTACCGCGGCGGGATCGTGCCGCGATACTCCTTGACGAGCTTGCCCGCGCGCTGCCGCACGCAGTAGAACCGCTCAGCCATACATGCTCCCGACTATGCCGGCGGGCTCGCCGGAATGGTCGCCCTCAATGATGAACCTTCTTTGCAGCTCATAAAACGCTTGTAGAAACTCCTCACACAGGTTGTAATACAGAACATCATAGGACAGGCTGCCGTCGGCCAGTGTTGCTGCATACGCCGCATCATTTCGGTCGCAGCCGACGCTCATCAACAGCTTGATCATCCGTTTTCTTGTCATTTCGCCCCTCCGTATCCGAGCTTGTCCAGCCCCGCGTTGACCGCGCGCCAGTGCTCAATGTCAAACTTCCCGTCGTTGCGCTGCATCAGGTAGAGCTTCGAGGCGTCCAGCCCGCAGGCCTCGGAGAGCTTGATCATCGAGCCCGGCCCCTTTTCCGACCAGTACCGGTTCAGCCGGGCGTGGATGTCCGCTTTCTCGCTCGACGCCCTCCCGGCAAACCGCGGCGTTGCCTGACCGACCGCCAACGGCAGCTTGATCTCCGTCGGCTTCGGCACGTCGGGCTTCTCCTCGGGCGGTCTCTCCGGCGGCTCGACCGGCTTCGGCTCCGGTCGGCTCACGCCCTCCGCCGCGGGGATGTCGGGCAGCTCCTTCTTGGGAGGGCCCTTTTCCGTGCCCGAATCGGGCACCGAGCGGACGACGCGCCCGCCAACGACCAGCCCGCCGCCTCCGCCCGCAGGCGTCGGCTTCGGCCCGCCGATCACGACAGGTACGGCGTTCCCCGCGCCCACCTCCACCGCGCCGAGCGCGGGGAACTCCTCGACCGCGTAGGTCGTGCCAAGCGGCAGCACCAGCGTGCCCGCGCCGAGCGCGTCGCACACATAGGCGCGGAACGCCTCGAGCTGCTTGACATCGGCGTGCAGCTCCGGCAGCTTGACGATCAACACCTTACTCCCCGTCATAGCTCCACCCCTTCCAGCGCCTTGCGCAGGTCGATAAAGCGTCCGCCGAGGCCCTTGTCCACCAGCTCCTGCAGCGCGTCGAGCGTCAGCTCGGCGTCCTTGGCGCGGTAGACGTCCTCGCACAGACTCTCCATGTCGCACAGCTTCACGGCCGCGCCGTAGAGCCGCGCCGGGCAGGAGAGCAGGCTCACGCCCTCGATGCCCCACGCCCCGTCCGGCGTCTTGTAGGTCAAGCGTCTAAATTCAGGCATTGTCCGCACCTCCGTCCATCTTTGCCCCGCAGTACCTGCAATAGTAGCTATCACTGCTCTCTGCGTTTCCGCATTCGCTGCAAGTGATTACGCCGTCATCATGGTAAATCCACCGACCATGCACCACCGGCGCAACGTCGGCGGCTGGGAAGCGGGCGATCATCGCTACAAAGTGTGCGTGCTCACAGTCATGAATAATATGAGCCATACCACGTGGATGGGGGTTGTCGTGCTGGCTTTCCAGCACCGCTTGACGCAGCGCATCACGGTCGATGTATTCATTCATCGTTCTCAATCCTTTCCCACAGCCGCCGGACCTTGTGTGCCCGCTGCTCCGCCACCGCGTCCTCGACCTCAAACTCGATCGCCATTTGATCGAGCATGATCCCGACGTCGGCGATCTCCTCGGCGATGTTGGCGAGCGTGTCACCGTCCACACGCCCGCGCAGAAATTTGCACAGCACGTCCTGCAGCTCGGCCATCTCCTCAAAGGCCATCGTGATCTGCGCCTGCGCGCCGTAGCGGCTGAGCGCCGCGCAGAAGGTCTTGCGTTCCATGTCAGTCATTTGTCAGCTCCTTTAATCACTTGAAATGCGGTAAAGGATCGTCCGTCAGACCGCAAAGGTAGTCCATCGTCGTGCCGAGCGTCAGCGCCAGCTTGGGCAGCGAGCCCGCACCGGCAAGGCTGTTGTTTTCCCACGCGCTGTAGGTGCCGGGATACTCGCCGATACTCTCGGCGAACTCCTTGCGCGTCAGGCCGGTCGCCTCGCGCAGAGCCTTGACGCGCTCGCAGAATTTCGGCGTCATGTTCTTGAGCCGAGGATCGTCGGCTGCCGGATTTCGGGGCACGGAAGGCTCCTGCTCCTTCGGCGGCCGCTCTGCGACAACAAAGCGGCACGCAGAAAAGCAGGTGTCACGGTTGCGGCATTCGCGGCAGCAGCCGGCACAGCGCCACTCGCCATAGCGATAACGGTCAGCGTACATCCGTGCGGCATTCGGGCAGAAGCCGCCGGTATCAGGGCATTTGTGCTTGCAGCAGGTCCAGCAGGTCGAAAACTCGCGCACATTGTTGATCGTCCATGTGCGGTGATTGTCGATCACCCAATCCAGCAGCCTGTACTGCGTCTCGTCGTCCATGCGGGCGATCTCAAGCGCGGCGGCCTCGGGCAGCTCGCCCTTCTCCCACCGGGCGATGATGCCCGGCACCTTGAGGCCCTTTTTGATGACCTGCAGGTTGCCGACCTTCGTCGCGTTGATCTGCATCTCCTTGGCGATCCAGTCGCGAAGCCCGACCGGGAACGCCTCGCCGGCCTTTTTGCGCCGAATATAAGTCTCTTTAAGCTTCTCGGCCTCCTGCGCGAGCAGCGCGTTGGACTTCACGCGCTGGCGGTTTGCCTCGATCACGGCACAGAGCTCCTGCTCCTCCGTCATCGCGGGAAGCACCCGGCAGAGCACGGTGGAGAACTGCTTCGCGACGGCCTCGTCCCGATTCGCCGCGAGCAGCCGCAGCGCCGCCATGCGGCTGTGTCCAGAGATCAGGCGATACTTGCCGTCCTCCGCCGGCACGACGGTCGGCGGCTCGAGCAATCCGTTGGCCTGGATGGACTCCATCAGCGCGCCGAGCGCGTTGTTGTCGGGGCGCGGGTAGAAGTTGCGCGGATTGTCGAGGATGTCACCGACCGGGATCTCGCGCGTCATGCCCGAATCGGGCAAATCCGCGCGGTCGGGCAGAGCCTCGGCAAATTTCGTGATGTCAAACTTCGCCATGACCAAGCTCCTCTCCGAGATATTCTGCCACCCAGCGGCGGTAGTCCTGCGTCGCCACGCTCCGCGGGCAGTAGTCGATCAACGGTTTTTTCTCAAACGTGGTCTCCACGACCTTATCCGTGCGCCGAATGACCTGCTCAAAGACCGGGATCCCGCGTTGGCGCAGCAAGGTCTCGCCCTCGCGCACAACCTCGCTGCTGTTCCGCATTGTGACGAGCACACCGGCAATCCGCACGTCGGGACGCGCACGACGCAGGCTGCGGATCTGAGCGCGCACGCTCTCGAGGCCGTCAAAGACAAAACCGTCGATCTTCGCGGGGACAATCACCTCGTCACAGGCAAACAGCGCGTTGACACTCGCCACGGTGTACCCAGGGGGACAATCGAGGATGCAGTAGTCCGCGCCGTTGTCATCCTCTGCCGCGCGGACGAAATCATACAGAACACGCGTGCGCCGCATACCCTCGTGCAGCGCGTTGCAGTCGATGTCATAGAGCTCCGAGGATGCGGGTACAAGCAGCATCGACGGCGAGAGCGTGATGGCGGAATCGCTCCAGAGCGGCTCCGCCATGCCAAGCAAAAGCGTTGCAACGTTGCTGTCCGAGTCGGGGTCGTAGCCCGGCTTGTAAAAGTTCGTCAGATTGCATTGTCCGTCGCAGTCGATCAGCAGCACGCGCTTTCCGTAGTCATGTACGAGGATCTCTGCGAGGTTGATGGCGGTGACGGTCTTGCCGACGCCGCCTTTGTTGTTCATGATCGCAATGGTTTTCATGTCGTTCTCCTGTTTTTTCTCTGTCAGAATTTGAAGCCCTCGCGGACCTTTACGCCGTCGCCGAGGTCGGCCTCGACGAGGAACCAGCGGTGCGCGCGGTTGATGTACACGATGCGCCCGGGCAGCAGCCGCGGAAGCTCCCGATGTCCGGGGCCGATGGCCGCGCCGATGTCCGCCAAAATGGCGTGGGGATCTCCGATTCTTGGCATGTCGTTTCTCTCTTTCTCTCAATTTTTTTTCAGAACGGCGCCTCTGTATCCGGCGGCAGCTCCTCCAGCCGGAGCTGGCCGTCGCTGTGCGCCCGGCGCTGCTGCTTGACAAAGTTGCCCTTATCCACAAAGCCACGCATCGCCTTGGAGCCCTCGGTGTGCTGGAAGTCGATCATGGCAAACTTCTGATGCGCACCGTCAAAGCTCGCGACCAGCGTAGTGCGCGGGCCGTTCTTCTGCTTGGCGATTTTGATGTACCGGTTGTCGTTGACGTCAAAGCGCTTGTCATTCTCCGACGGGCGGAAAATGAACATGACCGTGTCGGCGTCCTGCTCGATCTGGCCGCTCTCGCGCAGGTCCGGGAGATCCGGCTGCCGCCAACCGCCCTTTTCCTGTCGGCTGAGCTGCGAGAGCTCAAAGACCAGCGTTTTAGACCGCTGCGCAAAGGCGTGCAGCGCGCGGGAGATCTGCGCGATCTCCTCCTGCCGGTTTGGGTTCGAGCGCTCCGGCTGGATAAGCTGCAGGTAGTCCACGAAAATGACCTCGAACTGGCAGGCCTCCGCCTCCGCGATGATCTCTGCAGCCGTCGCGGTGGGGCAGTGGACCAGCTTGAACATACGCTCCGCGAGCTGCTCGTGATGCGCGGCGATCGCGTCATAGTCCTTTTGCTTGAGCCGATAGTTGACCGAATCGTCCATGCCGATGCCGAAGGTCTCGGCAATGAGGCGGTCCTCAACATCGGGATGGTCTGTCTCCAGCGAGAAGAAGCCGACGCGGCGCGTCTTGGCGATCTCGCGGGCGATCTGCAGCGCGAAGGCCGTCTTGCCGTGACCGGGACGGGCCGCGACAACCACGACGTGCCCGAGGCGCGTATGCACCGCGTCGTCCAGCTCGCGCAGGCCGTAGCGGACATAGTTTTTGTCCTCGCCCTTGGACTGGCGCTCCATGTAGTTCGCGAGCAGCTGCGCGGCGTCGTAAATCTCAAAGCGGCGCTTGCCGGCGGAGAGCTTGCGGATGTCCTCAAGCAGCGGGCCGTATTGGTCCGTATCCGGTGCGTCCAGCAGTTTCTGCGCCAGATCCCGCACGCGGCGCTTGGTCGCCTCGTCCTGCATGATCGCGGCGTAGGCTTCCCAGTTGGCAGCGGTCGGCGTGACCTCAAGCAGCTGCAGCAGATAGTCGCTGTAGTCCTGCCCGATTCGGGCGCGGACCGTCACGCCGTCGATGGGCTTGCCGTGGATGTACATATCGCGCATGGCGGCGAAGATCATCCGATCCGCGTCGAGAGCAAAATCATCCTCGCGCACCGTGTGGATCACGTCGGGCAAGATGCGCTCGTCCTGCAGCATCGAGCCGAGCAGTGCCTGCTCGGCGCTCAAGCCTCGCTCGCTCATCAGTACACCCCCAGCTTGACCTCATCGCAGGCGGGCGCGTCACGCTGCGCCGGGCGCTTGGCCTTGGCGTCCTCCCAGCGCCGGCCGTTGAGGAAGGTCGAGGCATACGGAATGCCGACGCCGTCCCGCCACGCGGGCGAAGCCTTGAGTATCTGCAGCGCTCGGCCTATCGTCTCGATCAGCGCGTCGTCCGGCTTGAGCTTGTCCCAGGCGCGGACCGCGCCCATGCGGTTCTCCCCGCGGGGGTAGTAGGCCCAGAAGCCCTCAAAGCGCTCCGGCTTCCACTCAGGCGTCGTCTTGCTGCGCCGATTTCTCGGCTCCTCGCCGTCCCCCTTGGGGGGACTATAGGGGGGTATAATATAATCTTTAGTCTCTACGTTCTTACTTTGGGTCGGAAACTCCGTTGACGGTGTTTCCCGACGACGGTTTTCACCGTTGTCGGTGTTTTCCGACAACGGTGGCTTTTCCTGCAAAACGTAGGTGTTCGCGGAAAAGCGCCCGCTGCCGTCATGCGATTGCTCGCGCATCAGATAACCGACCTCCTCAAGCCGTCCCACGAGGCGGCGCACCGTGTCCTTGCCGACGCCGCGCTCCTTCGCCATGCCGGAGATCGTGAACTCCCAGTCAGGCGGCTTGTCGAGCATGTAGGTCAGAAATCCGAGCATCTCAAAGCTCAGGCGCGTGTCTCGGATCGCGGACTTATACAGGACGGTAAACGGCTCACGATGGCCGGACTTTATTACGCCCTCGCTCATACTTTCCTCCATCCAAATAAACGATGATCTTCATCAGCCGCTCCGTGAGAGACGTGACGCCGACGAGGATCAGGAAGGTGTCCAGCCCCGTCATGCGCGCGCCTCCCCTCGGAAGGTGTTGACATTCGTCTGTTTCTGCGATATACTGTGCTTGCAATGGTTTTCAGAGCTCCTGCTCTGGGGACGGGAACGCTTCGAGGTGCCAGCCTCGGGGCGTTCTTTTTTTGCGTCCGCGTAGATCACCTGATAGGCCGCGGCGATGGTCTCGCGCAGGTCCTGCACGATGTCGTCAAACTCGGGGCGCTCCGCGTCGTCGATCACGCCGTCCTCGGCGATGCGCAGCAGTCCGGCCAGCCGGTCCGCTGCGTCGCGCAGGCGGTTGGTCAGCGAGATGGTCGCCATCGGCAGGGGCTTGGGCTCCAGCTCCGGCAGGATGCCGAGCCGGTCGGTTGCCTTCGCGTGCTCCAGCGCCAGCCAGCTCACGCCGTAGACCGCGCACATCCGCGCTACGGTCTCGTCCGGCGGTGTGAGCCGTCCGCCCTCGTAGCGCTTGAGCGTTTCGGGCGAGATGTGCAGCCGCTCCGCCGCCTCCTCCTGCGTCAAAAGTGTCGTTTTTCTCCCTCTTTGGTAGAGATTCGGGTACAGTGCCGACATGGTAAAATGTCCTCCTTTGTGTTATGATTTTAATAGCGGATGGCCTCGCGCAGCTCCTCGATCGGGATGCCGAGCGCACGGCCCAGCCGCCGCAGCTCGCCGAGCGTAAGGTCCTCGGGCTTCGCCTTCCGTCGGGCAACCGTCGTGCGCGAGATGTTCGCCTTGTCGCCTAACTGCTCGTTCGTCAGGCCCCGAACATCCGCCATGCCCCAGATCAGGGCGACGAGCTTCTCGTTGCTCGTGTTGCGGCCTAAATTTACGCGCGGCATGTCATCGCCTCCTCACTTTCCTGCGGCCAGCGCTCTCGCGTCTGCCGCGCCCTTGGCCGCCACCGCGGCCCTCGCCGTCTCGCTCGCCGCGCGCAGCGCCTCGTCGTCGTAGAGATCACCGACCTCGCAGTCGAGCATCGCCGCCAAAACAGGCAGCTTGTCCGCGGACGGTGCCACCACGCCGTTCTCCCATTGAGCGATGGCCTGATAGCTGACCGCCGCCGCCTCCGCCAGCTCGTAGCGCGTCATGCCGCGCGCCTCGCGCAGTGCGCGGATTCGGAATCTTGTCAATTCTTCACACCCTTTCTATTGATTTCGTCAAAAATGTGTGGTATAAGTTAAAGCGTGCCTTTAATCCTTCTCGCCGCGTGCGCGGTCGATCGCGCCCTGATCGACGCAGACGCTGCCGTATGAGATCTCTCTCTGCAGTTCCGCGCCCTTCATGACCGCCATCGCCAGCAACTCGCGCGGGATGCCGCACCGCTCGCTAATGGAGTTTGCAAGGATGCCAAACTGGATAATAATGGTCGGGGATCTCCCCTGCACGGTGACGACCGAGCCGTGGGGCGCGGACTTAATGCTGATCTCAAACTTGTCCATGTTCCCCGCTCCTCTCGTACGATGTATGCTGCGCGGCAATGATCTGATTCAGCGCGGCGCTGAGCTCGCGGAGCCGCTGGACCTTTGCGTGGTCCGTCATCTCCTGTGCGCTGACGACGCTCTGGACCATCCCGGCAAACGCCGGATAAAGCCCGCCGTAATCGGCTGCATCCCGCAGAAACTCAAACTCTTTCATGTTTCTTATCCTTTCGCTCGGTTAAAGTCTCGCTTTAACCTTGTACGCCTATCATAAATCGCCTTTTAACGATTGTCAATAGGAAAATCGTTAATTATAGATATTTGTCGCTTATTAACAACTCCAAGCGAGGATTTAAAGCATTGGATACATCTCTGTTTGTTCAAAATGTTAAAAAGTATTGCGAGCTAAAGGGCGTTGCGCCAACTATTGCTTGCAAAGAGAGTGGCGCAGGCAAGGACTTGCTTCCCAATGTGAAAAAGGGGCAAACTCCGTCCGTCGCCAAGGTGCAGCTGCTCGCGCAGTATCTCGGCGTCACCACCTCCGACCTGCTCGGCGAGGCGCAGAAAAGCAGCCCGCCCTCGGAGGAGGACAGGCTGCTGGCCGGGTATGACGCGCTCAGCGCGCGGAATCGGGAAAAGCTGGAGGAATATCTGGACCTGCTGTTATCGTCTCAAGATAGGCCATGAGACGCCCACGGTTTTCCGGCGTAAGCCGCCGGTATTTCTCGATGAGGCGTTGGTGTAACTCGGTCAAGTCCTGCGGCGCGCGGTGCTGATCTGACATGTCTATGTACCTCTCTTTGCTCGTATTTTAGACCGGCCAGATATTCCATTTTAGAGCGGCCCCGCCGCCCCTGCAACTGACGACGGGGCCTGCGCAGGCGAGCTGACACCTCCGGAGCACCTGCGTGTACTTTTACCATAGCACCTTTTTCGGCAAGATGCTGTCGAAAAAGGGAGAGAAATCGTTAAATTCCCGCTAACCTGCGGGAAAATATAAAAAATTGTGCCCGATTCGGGCACGAGGGAGGAAGCGCAAATGAAAAAGAGCAATTTTAGAAGTTTCCTGAGCGGAGTTGTCGTTACCCTTTTGATCGTGTGCCTTTTTGGCACGGCTATGGCAAAGTCCGGTTCCCAGTCCGGCACCCTCACATTCCGCGACATTAAGGTCACTCTTGACGGCTCCCAAGTCTCGCTGACAGATGCGACCGGCGCTGCGGTTGAGCCGTTTATCATTGACGGCACGACCTATCTTCCTGTCCGTGCGGTTGCGACTGCGCTCGGCCTGACGGTTGGTTGGGACAATGCCACCAACACCGTCGTGCTGACTTCTCCGGGCAAAACGCCCACGCAGCCCACAACGCCGGCACAGACCGGCGAGCCGACAATGGGGCAGAAAAACGCTTTGGCAAAGGCCAAGTCTTACTTAAACTACTCGGCATTTTCTTACAAGGGCTTGATCAAGCAACTCGAATATGAAAAGTTCTCGACTGCGGATGCCACTTATGCCGTGGACAACTGCGGTGCAGACTGGTTTGAGCAAGCTGCGAAGAAAGCCAAGTCCTATCTTAGTTTCACATCGTTCTCCCGCGATGGCTTGATCGAACAGCTCGAGTACGACGGCTTCACGCATGAGCAGGCCGTTTACGGCGTTGAGCAGAATGGATATTAAGTGACGCAAAAGGCCGCCGCCCGGCATGGCGGCGGCCGTTCCATTAAAAAGTAAAGCGCGACTTTAATCTATGCTTGACAATTTCACATCCGGCGGCTATACTGAAAGTACAAACGAAGGGCGCTGCCGGAACGGTCAGCCCCCTAAGAGTTCTTTGAAGTGATCGCCGTACTTGTTAGGGTGCCGGCGGTCACTTCTTTTTATGCGCCTGGATAAACAGGCTGCAGATACCAACGATGAGAATACAAAACTGGAACAGATCCGAGTATGTAACCATTGGGCAGCCCCCCTTTCGTGAGATCAGAGGGCAAAAGAAGCTGCCCTCTGTCGAGGGCTGACCGCTGCTATTTCGGCAGCGCCACGGACAGCATAGCAAAGCCGCGTCGAAAAAGCAAGAATATTTTTCGCGAAGGGAGGCGGCGCGATGAACTGCAAGGCCTGCGGCAGAGAGATCCCCGAAAACTCGATCTATTGCAACTGGTGCGGAGTCAGGCAGCTGCGCGAGCGCCGCAGCAGGGAAGAGGTCAAGGTGCCGACGCCCAAGCAGCTACCATCCGGCAGCTGGACGGTCTACCTCCGCGCAGAGGGCCAGAGCGTCACTGAGCCGACGCGCGAGCTGTGCCTCGCCCGCGCCCGCGCCGTCCGCGCGGGGTTCCTCGAGGCGAGGAAAGCGGCCGAGGCCGCGGGTCTGACGCTGGAGCAGGCGATCGACCATTTTGTTGACGTCAACAAAATCGCGCTCTCGCCCTCCACCATCCGCGGCTATGAGGCGGTCAAGCTCCACCGATTCCCGCACAAAATGCAGCAGCCGATCACCGATCTGACCGGATGGCAGGCGGCGGTCGACGCCGAGGCTCGGACGCTCGCGCCAAAGACTGTGCGCAATGCGTGGGGCCTTGTGGCGGAGGTCATGCGTGAGAACGACATTACGCCGCCGCGCGTCCGCCTGCCCCAGAAAAACGCACACACCGAGCTGCCGTGGCTGACCTACGACCAGATATTAGAGTTTGTCGATGCCGTCAAGGGCTCTCAGTTTGAGACGGGCGCATTGCTCGCGCTGCACAGCCTGCGCCGGTCGGAAATATTCGGCTTGACGTGGGACCGCATCGACCTCAAACAGAAGACGATTACCGTCTCCGGCTCGCGCGTGATGAACAGCTCAAATCAGTACGTTTACAAGAAAACCAATAAAAATGTGAGCTCACAGCGCACGATCCGCATTATGATTCCTGCGCTGTATGCGCGGCTGAAAGAGCTGCACGACGAGGGCAAGCCGATTTTGGCCTGCACAGAAAACTCGCTGCGAGGCGGCATCAATACGATCTGCCGGAAAGCCGGACTTCCGGAATGCGGTGTGCATGGTCTGCGCCGCTCGTTCGCCTCGCTCGGGTTTCATGTGGGATTGACTGAGCTTGAGGTGCAGGAGATCGGCGGCTGGAATGACCACAACACGATCCACAAGTTCTACCTGCGCCTCGCGCAGGCGGACCGACTGCATGCCGAGAATAAGATGAGCGAGTTCTATCGCACCGGCAAACAGGGCAGGAGAGAGGAAAAATAGGAGTAATTTTACAGACGGATTTGCAGATGCATAAAAAATACCCTTATAAATCAAGCACTTTAACATCTTTGCCGTGGGTTCAAATCCCGCCACTCGGACCAAACAAAGGAAATCCCGCAAACCGTTGAGTTTGCGGGATTTCCTTTATTTTCAAGGCTTGCGCGCGTTTTTGCGTCTGCACAAATTTGCGCAATATGCGCGTTTCTGTGCGCTTTGCGTCAGATTTAAGACGCCATTTTACAGACGGATTTGCAGACGCGGTCAGTCCTTGCCCTTGACGATGCCGCAGTAATAAGCCGACATCTTGGGCTTCGGGCCGGGGCCGTCCTCGTCGAGCAGGAAGGCGCGGGCGAGCTCCGCAAAGAACTCCGGCGTGGCGACGCCAAAGTGAGAGGCGACGCCGTAGTAGTCGGAGTACATCATGTTGACGGCGATCCACCAGCACCAGGGCGAGACCTCGTCGCGGCTCACGCCGAGGCTCTCGGCGAGCGAGGTGGTCTGCTCCATGCTCCAGTGCGCGCCGGTGCTGCCGTCCGTGTTGCGCATGTGCTGCGCCCACTTCTCGGCGTCCGCCTGGGTAAAGTCGCCGCAGCCGCACAGGCTCGGCTCCACCTCGTCGAGCAGCATCCAGCCCTCGAGCATGGCGCGGATCGCGCCGGAGGAGCGCTCGCTGGCGGGCATAGCCATGTACTCAACAAGCGCGCCCTTGATCTTGTCTTTATAGGCTTTAACGTGATCTTTGGTCAGCATCTCCATGCTGCACCTCACAGTTTCTCGACCGTGACCGCGAGGTTGTTGACGACCGACTCCACGCCGCCGAGGATCAGCGACAGGAGCGAGCTCTCGCAGCCGCAGGCGTTGCGCACGATGGCCGTGATGTCAAGGTTGGCGATGCCGCCCGCCGCGACGGTCTGAGACGCAGTCGCGCCGATGATGGCCACGCCGTCCTTCTGCGCGGTCAGGCTGACTGTGCCGGCCGCTGTGGGAGCGAGCGTCGCGGAGATGTTGACGAGGTAGTAGCCCTGCCCGCAGAGCGTGATAGCGTTGCCATCCTGACGGATGTTGCAGCCGTAGCGGCGCGTGGTGGTCCCAAACGGCACGATGCCGCCGACCGCGACGGTCGGTGCGCTGACGTTGGTGGTATAGATCGCAGACTTACTCATATTGATTCGATCCTTTCATAGAATTTTGAAAGGCGGAGCAGCTGTTGCCGCCCCGCCTTGCCTCGCCAAATAGGGCGTTACCATATTTCCCTTGCGACGAAAATGGTTTAGATGTTGCCGTTGTTGCAGCCGCAGCCACAGCCGACTGCGGCGAACTGCGGCACGATGCCGTAGCCGTAGGGCGTGGTGCGGGGGATGCCGCACAGCGCTGCCTGCAGCTGGAGCTGGTTGATCTGGTTCTGCATGTCCGCCATGCGGTTGCCCGCGATGGCGTCAAGGATCTTCTGCGTCTGCGCGGTGGTGTTGGCGTTGATGCTCGCGGTGTTGAGCGCGCCATTGTAGTTGACGCTGTCGATGCCGCGGAGGATGTTGCAGCAGCACTCCTGCTGACGCGCAAAGCCCTCGGCCGTGGCAGCCTGCAGATCGCGCAGCTCGCCGAGGATGTTGTAATTGCCGTCCTTGACCGCGGCCTGGTTGTCATAGGCAGCCTGACGCACGGCAGCGACGGTCTCGTTGTTCTGGCGCTCGAGCGCCGCGAAGTCGGTGGCGCGCTGAACGTCGCCGACCGTGGCGTTGCGGTCGCCGGTACCGCGGTTGCCCCAGTTGCCAAAGCCGCCACCCATCAGGGCGAGGATGGCAAAGAGCCAAAGGCCCTCATTGCCGAAGCCTCCGAAGCCGCCGCCCTGAACAGCGGCGATGTCGGCAGGGGAAAGACCTTCCGTCATTGTTGATTACCTCCGAAAAATATATTTCCGAACGGTGTGCACCCCGTCTGGATCACTGGAACTGCGCGAGGATCGTCTGCGGGTTGACGCCCTGCTGCTGGCAGAGCGCGTAGAACGCGCCGCGCATATCGGTGCCGCCCTGCTGCGCCTGCCGGAGCTGCGCGAGTATTGGATTGGACTGTGCCATCTGCTCCAGTGCGGCGATGGGATTGCGCGCGGCCTGATAGGCTTTGTAGAGACCAACGGCCCCGCTGATGTCAGGACAGCTCGGCGCTGCTGCTGTCGGTGCGGCGCTTGCCTGCGGGTTTAGCAGGCTCAGCATCGGGTTGGTGGGCACTTAACATCTCCTCCAATCTGGTCAGTCTCGCGCTGAGGTCGTCCACGTTCACCGCGGGGGGCTCGGCGTGCTGGGCAATGTCAAAGGGCGTGACGGTGAGGTAGCCGGCTCCGTCGGTCCGGCAGAGCCAGACGAGGGGCGCGGTGTCGTCGAGGGCGAGCACGGAGCTGTTGGGAGCCATTTGCAGGGCCTCTGCGCCGCGCCTGCCGGTCACATGGATAATTTCATACCTCGGGGCCGCAGAAGCGCGCAGGGCGGGCGCTGTGGGCGCGGGATAGGGGTAATAGGGCTGGTAAGGATTGCCTGCGGGATAATTCATGCGCTGCACCTCCTTTTGTTCTGCCTCTATCGTACCGCGGTTTTCGGCTTGAGAACTGCCCGCGTTCTGCCCTCAAACTGCCCTGTCCATAAAAAAAACAAGAGCGCCGACTAATCGTCGGTGCTCTCGTTTTGTCCGTCTGCGATTTTGTGATAGGCGCGGCGGCGCAGCTTGGCGAGGCCGTCCACGCTGAGGTGGAGCAGCTCCGCCGCCTGCACGCAGGACCGCCCGCGCACGTCGCACTCGATGAGGCTCGCGGCCTCGTCGGGCGGCAGGTCGAAGGAACGAATGTAGGAAATGGCTCTGCGCGGAGCCATCGCGGAAAGTTGAGCGCGGATCTCTCTGTGCTGTGTGTCCATAGAGGCACCACGGCTTGCAGGCGCCCACGCGAGGGGAAGTGTTGCAGACTTCCCACCGGTTTTCCTTTCCGTGCCCGAATCGGGCACAAATCATTTTAGGGCCTTGAGGATGTACGCGGCGAGATATTCCCCCCACGCCCTTTGCGTCGCGGGGCCGAACGAGTTATCCACATCTATCGCATAGCCGCAGGCGGTGAGGAGCTCTTGCAGCTTCCCGACCGCCGCGCCCTTGTCGCCGCGCGTGAGCACGGTCTTGTCCGCAGGGTATTTCGGCACGCCGAAGCCGCGGATATACCGCCCGTTCACGGGGAGGACGCGATAAGCGCACTCGTGGGTTTTGCCCTTGTTCCCCTCGAACACCGTAAAGCTCTGCCCGTCGCAGGCGGTCACAATGCCCGTGTGGTTGGGCGCGCCCGCGCAGTCCGTGAAGGCGTAGTCCTTGCGGTCGTTCCAGCAGTAGAATACCTGCTCGCCGATTTGGGGGACGTGCGCGTCGTCCTCGATCCATTGGCCGCGCGATTGATACCAGCGCATTTGCTCGCCGCAGCTGCACTCAATGGGAATGAACTCCGTCAGGCCGCAGAGGATCGCCGCCGCGGACACCATCGCCGCGCAGTAGTCGTCGGTGTAGGTCAGCTTGTGGCCGCGCGGGTGCGGGAGATAGCTGTTGTAGGCGTCTACAATGCTTTTATGCACCGCGTCGCCGCGCACAGCGCCTTCCCACGCGGTCAGGGTCTCAAGAAACCTCTTCATTTTTGCGCTTCTCGGTCTGCGTGCCGAAGTAGAAGGCGATGATGGTCGTGAATATCGTCAGAAACTCCGTCCCGCTGATGCTGCCGCGCAGGGCAAGCACCGAGAAAACCGCCGTGAGCACGATGGTCACAATGCTCTTGACTGTGAGCAGATTGGCAAGTCGATTTTGCATTTTTGCCTCCTTTACAAAAACCGCACGGCATAAAATTGCCGCGTCTGTGTGTTGATCTTGTTACACGCACCGTTGATGGCGGCGACGTGCCCGCCGTCGAGCATGACGGCGCTGGTGAGCTTGAGCTTGTCCCGGCACAGTGCGTTGACCTGCTGCGCGGTCATGCTGCGGCAGTAGACGCCGTAGAGCATCCCGCCCTTGTAGCCGAGGACGGTGTGGTTGGTCTTGCGCAGCACGTCGGAGTATGCCCCCGTGAAGCCCTCTGCGGCAGGGTTATAATTGCCGAGCAATCCCATACCCCCGACCGCCCAAACGGCATCTCCCAGCGCCGCCGCCGAGGAGACGCGGGCAATGCGCACCGCGCCGTCCCGCGTCTTATAAAGCACGCTCTCGGGGCGAGGATAGTGACAGCTCCAGTCGCGCACGACCTTGCCGCCGCGCACGAGGATGGAGCAGGGCTGACCCTGCCAAGAAAAGCTCCCCGAGATCGCATTCTCCGGCAGCCGTCCGCTTAGGTTGAGCGGGTCAATGTCTCGCGCGAGGATGCAGGGCTGTCCGTACAGCTCGACGTTGAGCGGAAAGCAGTCCGCGCCGAGCTTGGCCGCGATGTCGCTCAGTGTCTGGTTGCCGATCCAGCCGTTGTCCAGCGCCCCGACGGAGCGCTGGATGGCCTTTATCATGCGCACCTCCTCCGAGGTGGAGCCTTTGATGTCCCTCATACCGCGCCCCCTGTCAAAAGCCACGCCATGAACGCGCCCACGACGGTCGCGATCATCAGCTCCACGACCTTCTCCCAGCGTTTGGACGGCACGGCAGTCAGGCTCCGCACATTGGCCTTGATCTCGCCGATGTCCTCCTTCATGTTCGTCTGGTCGGTCGCCAGCTCTTTGACCGACAGCGCCAATTCATTCAGCGCCCGCTGATCTACCTCTAACTGCTTGATGCGCCCCTCGTTGCGGAGCGAGCGGTCCTTGACCTCCTGCAGCTTCACAGCCAAATCTTCCATAGGCGTTGTCTCTCTTTCCTTAGGATAGAGCGGGGGATATTCCCCGCTCTGTTTACTTGTTCAGCTCCGCGAGCTTTTCCGCGACGTCCTCGGGGATGGCGCAGGTCGTCATCTTGACGCAGTAGCCGTCCTCGTCGTAGGTGAGCTTATAGCACGGGGCGACATAGATCTCCGTGCCGGCGCGGGAAAGGTCGCGTGCCATGACGGGCTGCACGATGCTGTTCTTGATACCCGAGTTTTCGCTCAGGCCCGCGGGGATGTCCGTGACCTTGATGGGCTTGCCGTCAGAGGCGATACGAGTAGTAGTCATAGTTTTGTTCTCCTTTTGTTTGAAATTTATTTGTCATCGGCGTATTTTTTGCCGGTGATCTCTTCATAGTCCTGCGCGCTGAGGATGCCCTTTTTCACGGCGCTGCACACCATGCCGGCTGTCCACAGTCCTTGCGCGTACCATCTTGCGATTTTCTCCTTCATCTCAGCCCTCCATCAGCGTGTCGGTCATCATGGCCGTGTAGGTCGCCTGCGCGTCGAGGCGGTCGTTTTGTTTCTCCAGCGCCGCGATGCGTTCGTCCGTGGTGGGGGGCTCCGGCTCTGGCTTTGGTTCAGGCTCCGGCATGGTTCCGGGTGTCCAGCTTGTCACGGTCATAACGCCGTTGAATTCCTCTGTGGTCACTTCGCCAAACGGGAAATTGGGCGTTTCCATCGTTTCAGGAATGACCGCCCAGCCGTCAGGAATAATAGGCATGTTGCTTGTCTGGTTTCTGTGCGCTCCGTTTTCCAGAGCAGCGATTTCAATGATTTTCGTAGTATGTCACTCCTTTCAGCCGATGACAAAATATCTGTAGGTTACACCGGATTCATTCAGCTGTCCACCCGCAGTATTAGAGGACGTGTACCAAAAAAAGGTGTTGCCGCTTACGGACACTTCTTGCACGTAATCTGTATTGCCACTACGCGTAGAGCATTTATTTTGCCCTTTTACATAGAAGATAGAGTCATCCCATGCAGCAGAGCTAGCGGACGGCCTTAAACCATAGCTACTGGAAGGACTAGAGGTGCGCCAGATTATAACCATTTTAGGCTCAAAATCAAATGTCAAACTGTTCGGATTGCTGCTTCCATAGGTGCCTGTGCCTGTGTAGCGGCCAGTTGCAATCTGCGTCGTTATGCCTACCTGTCCCTGTGCTATGTAGGTATATCCGTCGGATACAGCAGGAGGATATGCATTAGGGTCTGGGCTATTTACGTAGCCATAGGATGTTGCAACAGTTTCAATGTATGCATCCGTATATGTAACGCGAGCGGACAAGCCCCAGCCGTACGGAGTTTCAACAACAGAAGCAGTAACCGGCATTTTACTTAATATTGTCCCCGATGTGGCTTTGACAATAAAGTATTTGCCTTTAAGGACATCTAGCGATGTTATATTTCTGGGGGGCGGCGTTACCGTACTTGGATTTGTCAGCACAAAATCAGAACCCGATACTGTGAAAGAATCAGAGTAATAGACAGGCGTATTAAACTGACCAAGCGTTTGATTAGGAGCCGCTTGGTCTTGTTCTGTGTAACGCGGCACATCTTCTGGTGTCGTTTTCTCCCACAAATACTCATTGCCCAGTCCCTTTTGGAAGCGGCTCAACAGGGAGAATGCATCGTCCGGCACGGCATCAGCGCTGAGTCCGTACAGCGCCGCGGTGGTGTCCTTGAGCAGCGTTGCCTTATTCAGCGGCGTGCCCTCCTGCAAGGGCCGGTCGGCTCGCTCCATGTCATAAGTGTTTGCCAGCCCATATACGGGTGTCAGTGTTACCCGCCCAGGGTAAGTAGGCTCTCTGTCATGCATTGTATTGCTCTCCTTTCATACCTCGCCGGCGTACAGCTCGCCGGAGAAGTACCACGATTTGGTGATGTTGTCAATGAGCGCATTGAGGTCGAGCAAAATCTGCTCGATGTCGTTTGCCTTGACGTAGTTCAGCCCCGCCATGCTCGCCGGGGCCTCCGGTGTGGACTGCATGACCGCGATCTGGCTCCGCAGCGTGACGATGTTCTGTCGGTATGCTTCCATCTGCGAGGCGGTCGGCGCGTCGCTCGTCAGCCAGTCCTTTTTAACCGTCACGGGGCAGTCGTAGCCGAGCGCCGCGAAGCGGCCCGCGATGTACTCCACCGCCGCGCCCACGCGGTTGAGGTCAGAGGCATTGTAAAAGCCCTTGTCGGTCTGATTCGCCACGTCCGCGCGCGTGCGGTCAGTGATGAGGCTCAAAAGGCCGTAGTAGAGCGTGAGCGCGTAGTTGGTGCTGACGCCCGCCGCGGTGACGGCGGTGAGGGCGACGGCGTAGGTGTCGTCCGCCGCCCGCTCGACCGTAGCCGTCCACGCGCCCTTGATGAGCGTCCAGGTGTAGGCCGTGCCGTTGACCGTGCCGCTCACATAGATGATCTCGCTCGGCAGCGAGACGCTCAGGACCTGCGCGCTCATTCGATCTCCACCGCGATGACCATTGTCGCGCCCGCGTCGACCGGGTTGGGCGTGATGGTCGCCGACTTGATGACCGGCACCGAGGTGTCAAGCGTCACATTGCGCGTGACCGTGGAGACCTTTCCCGCCGCGTCGGTCGCCGTAATGACGATGGTATTCGCGCCCTCCGCCAGCGTGACGGCCTTGCTGAACGCGCCGCCCGCGCCGACCGTGACGCCGCCCTGATCCGCGCCGTTGAGCGTGATCTTGATCTCCACGGGAGAGGAGGTCGCGTCGTTGGTGATGCCGGCCACCGTGAGGCTCTGCGAGGCCGTAATGAGGTTGTCCGTCGGCGAGGTGATGTTGAGCGTCGGGGGCACGGTGTCGACCGTGTAGGTGGTGGACTTCTGCGCCGCGGCGTTGCCGTCGTGGTCCTTGCAGTCGATGGTGACGGTGTGGCTGCCGTCGTCGAGGGCCGAGGCGGGCGTGTAAGTCACCTGGTAGCCGTTGGCGATGGCTGTGCTCGCGAGGGCCGAGGATGCGACGGCTGCGCCGTCCTGTTTGACCACGAGCGTCGAGAGATCGACGCCGGAGCCGTCCGTCTCGTCCACAACGGTAAAAACTACCGGCTGCTTGCTGTTGCTGACATACGCCCCGGAGGATGGCGATAGGATGGTGATGATCGGCGCGACCTTCTCCTTGACGTAGAGCTTTAATCCGTCAAGCGTCGAGGCGTCTGCCGAGCCGACGGTACCCGCGTCGTTGGTCGCATTGATTTGCACGTTGTAGTAGCCGCCGGACTGGTTGTAGGATGTTTTGCCCGGCGCGGTGATGGTGGCCTCATACTTGCCCGTCGCGCTGTTGAGCGCAAGGGTGTAGCTCTGACCGTTGATGATCGCTTGGACTGTTTGGATCGCCATAGTTTAGACCTCCCCGGCGAATATTTCGCCGCTGTAGTATTTTGTCGGCTCGAGGTAGACGGTCTCCTCCGTCACGGTGACGGTAAGCCGGGTTTTGGTGTTTATGTCGGCGGGATTTGGAGCAAACGCTGCGGCAAGGATCCTCGGAATCAATACTGGATAAGTCTCGCTCATGCGCTCTCCTCCTTGTCCCAGTACACCACCACGCAGCCGCTTGCGCCAATCGCGCCGGACGTACCCTTGCCAGGCTCCACGTCCACGATCCACCGGCTCCCTGCGGGGCTTCCGTCCGGGTGGTACTGTTTTTCCTTGTGCCGCTCGCCCTTATTTCCACCCCTGCCGCCCTTGCCGCCGTCGCCTGTGCCCGATTTGGGCACGGCCACGCCTGTGCGGGCGAAGCTGTCGCCGCTTTGGATGTCGGTGAACCCGTTCGGATAGCGTTTGCCGTTGGCGGAGGAGTATGCGCCAAAGGCGGAAGCCTCGCCGATGGTGATGGCAAAGGTCTGCTGCTCGTTGATCTGAATGGTATCCGCCCAAACAAGGCCGCCGAGACCGTCCGTGCCGTCCGCGCCCGCCGCGTCAAAGTCGCCGTCCGCGCCAGCCGTGCCGTCTCCGCCGTGCCCGACGCAGATGACGCGCAGCCGCGTTTTGCCCGCCGGGGCCGTCCACGATCCGCTCTCGGTAAAGACCGCGCGCTCGGTGTAGAGATACGAGCCGTCCGCCTGCAAGAGCTTGCTTTGGCAGCCCTGCAGCACGCCGTCCGAGAATTGAAACGTCTGGTAGATGCGCCGCGCCGTGGTCGCGCTGCTCTCGTCGAGCCACACGGTGTCCACGTCGCCGATCTCACTTGCGGGGTCGCCGCGCCCGGTCAGCTCCAGCTGATTGCCGCCGTAGCACGAGAGGATCAGCCGCGCCGCCGTGAGCACCTGCGCCTGCGTGTGCAGAAACGGGTTCTCGATGGTCACGGTCTTCTCGCTGCTCGTGGAGTTGCCCGAGACGACGTACTCCGTCCCGTCCGAGAGGTGGAAAATGAGCGACGCAAGGGACTGGTTGGCCTTCATGGTCGGGTAATTGACGAGGTTTTCCAGCGTGATCTTGCTGCCTTGATTCCACAGCGGTTCCACCGCAAGTTTGCCCGTCTCCGCGTCCGCGCGCGGCCATGTGCCGGTCGCCATGCAGGCCCAGCGCAGGATGTCGCCGCACTTCTTCCCGCTCACCGCGGCGCGGCTTGAGGCCGTGACCGCGAGGTCGGCATAGTCCGCGTCCACCGTGTAGCGGCTTGCAAAATTGGTGCCGAGCTGCGCGACGAGTGAGGCGATCCAGCCGGAGAGCGTGATAGGCAGCACCGTCGGCGCGAGGTACGCGCGGTCGGCGAGCAGCCCAATGATATCCACAAGGTCCCACTGCATCGTCAGGCCGTTGTCGCCGGTCTTCCAGCCGTCGGAGTATTGATAGAAGACGCCCACGCGCTTATACTCCACCGTACCGTCCGCAAGCCGCACGCCGATGTAGGTCTCCACGCCCTGCCGCTCCTCGATGCTCTGGAACAGGCCCGACTTGCTCCGCGGCTCGAAGCGCCGCGAGAGGTTGTCCATCTTGAGCGTGCAGGTGCCGTAAGGCGGCGACAGGCAGCTCACGTCGCCCTGCTGTTTGCAGTCAAAGGCCGCGACGATGTCCTCCGTCCACTCCTCGTACACGCCCGGCAGGATCTCCACCACACGCATCCGGCGCGAGGGCAGGCTCCATTTGGTCACGGTCACGCGGATGGTGTCGGGCGTCTGCACGGTAAATCCCTCAAAGGCGACCGCGCTCGCCGTGTTGCCGGTGACGGTCTTGCTGTAAAAGGTCTGCCCGGCGCTCAGGACCTCCACCGTGAAGTCCTCGGCCACACCCTCCAGCGGGTCGGACGGGAAATAAACCGAGAATGCCTGCAGCACGCTGACGTCGGAGAACGTGATCGCCGCCCAGGCGGGGGAAGCAAAGCTTCCGTCCGCGCCGGAGAGCTGCGCGTCCGCGACGCCCATGTGCTCGCTCACCTGATAGTCGTCCGGGAAAATGTCGAAGGAGCCGTCCAGCAGCCAGCGGTCCTGCTCCAGCGTCGCGTAGCGGGCCGTCGTGAAGCGGTAGTCGTAGAGCTCCGCGGTCTTCGCCCAGGGCGCGAGGCTGTCCGCGCTGCCGCCGGTAAGCTGCATGTCCGGGTCGATGATGTGGATAACGGCCTTGAGCAGCACGCGCCGCGTGTCGCCGGTGATGGCGGCGAGATACGCCGCCGAGGACTCAATCATGCGGCCTCACCTCCCGCAGCGTGAACCCCACGTTGTGCCAGCGCGGCACGCCGTGGGAGGTAAACGCGAAAGTCGGGTCGGTCAGACTCTCGACGAGCACCTCCGCGCTGACGAGCTCGTCTCCGTTGTCGGGCAGGAAGGCTGCCGTGAACGGCGTGCCGGCGCGGAGGACCGCGAGCGCCGCGCGGCAGGTCGTGTCGTCGATGTAGTCGGCGCTGTAAGTGATGCGCCAGACCTTGCCGCGCTCCTCGCTCACGACGCGGCCGGAGATCATCTCGACCTGCCGGCTGAGCGTCGCCGGATGCGCGCTGTAGCGGTCGCCGGAGACGTAGGGCAGCGCCACGCCGTCCAGGATAAGCTGTGTCGTCCGTACTTTCTTCATGCCGTCTCACCTACCTCCGGCGTCGAGCGGTTCACGGTGCGCAGGTCTTCGATCGTCTCGCGGTAGAACTCCTTTCCGTTGACATTCATGGTGCTCACGACGGTGACCTTCATGTCGCGATTCATCGCCGCCATCGCATTGACCGCCTGCGCGAGCGAGGCGCGGAAGTCCTGCGCGGTCATGGTGCGGCCGGTGCCGCCGTAGCGCTCGAGGGCGTTGTAGGCGTCCGCCTCGCCGCTCGTGAGCACGCGCTCGCCGCGGTGCAGCTCGGCGACGTAACCGTCGTAGGGCACGCGGTAAAGGCCCTCGGCGTGGCTGCCGTCGATCTTGTAGCTGTCGAGCAGCGCCTGGTAGTCGCTCGAGGGCGTGTGCTCGCCCGTGGTGAAATCCTTCCACTCCTTGCTGTTGGAAATGCGGTCGTTGAGATCTTTGAGCCAGTTGATAGCCGTCTCGATTTTTTCGATCAGCCACGCGACCGCGTCCGCCGCCGCGTAGACGCCCTCGGCAAAGACGTTCTTCAAGCCCGCTGCGACCGGCGCGAGCGTTTCGCCGAGCTCACCCATCGCCTCGTCGAGCTTCATCTGGGACTCGTTGTAAGCCACGACGTCCTCGTTGGCGTCGCGCCATGCCTTGGCGGTTTCCGGCAGCCCCTGATTGGCGAGCTGGTTGAGCACGATTTGCGCGCGCTCGGTGGAATCGTTCGCCGCGGCGAGCTTCGCGTTGAACTCGTCCTCGCTCACGCCCGCCCAGTTGAGCACGTCGGCAAAGGTGCCTGTGACCTTCCCCGCCTGGATCGTCTCGTTGACCGACTCGGCGAGGCCGTCGATGGGGATGGAGTCGCCGTAGGTCGCCCACGCGCCGATGACCGAGTCGATCATGTCGCGCAAGTCGTCCTGCGCGAGACCAATGGCCTGCAGGTTTGCGACCGTCGTCGCCGCGGTCTGCGTGTCGCCGAGCACGCCGTAGAGATACTCGTAGGACTCCGCCGTCTGCTCGGCCGTGTAGCCCGCCGCCTGCGAGCTGGCCTCCAGCGTGCCCATGATCTTGCGGTACTCCTCGGTCTCGTCCACAATGCCGATGATGGCGTCGCTCGCCGCCTTGAGTCCGGCGACAACCGCGCCGCCGACGAGCATTTTCTTGAGGCTGCCGAGCTGCCCGATCAGATCGCCGATGCCGCCCTTGCCGCCGCCTGCGCCGTTGAAGTCGTCGGTGGCTTTTGCCGCGTCCTTGACCTGCTTGCCGTACTCGTCGATGCTCTTCGCGCACTTGTCGGCGCTCGTGCGGGCCTCGTCGAGGTAGCGCTCGTTGGAGCTCAGCTCGTCGTTGAGGTCAATGAGGTCGGTTTCCGCCTTTTCCAGCTGCCGCTTGAAGCGCATGACGGCCTCATCGTTTTCGCCATAGGCTTCGCCGCAGTCCTCAATGGCGGTCTGCAGCTTGGCGATCTTGTCGATCTGCTTCTGCTGCGCCTCGCGCAGCAGATCGTTTTTTGTGGTCAGAGCCTCGATGCTGTTCGCCTGCCCGCGGAACTCCGCGTCGGCGCGCTTCATCTTGTCGCTCAGCAGCCCGATCTCCTGGTTGACCTCGCCGAGCTCCTTTTTGTATTCCTTCTCGCCCTCCAGCGTCAGCCGCGTGGCGATGGTGCGTGTGGCCACTTACTCCCAGCTCCTTTCCCGGGGGACTCTGCGCGCCTCCAGCGCGAGGAGATCAACGAGCTCTCCCGGCGTCAGGATCATCGTTTCGCGCAGGCTCAGATGCAATCGCTGCGTGCCTACCTGGCGCAGCAGCAGCGCTAAATTCTCGTTTTTTTTTTGAAGCTCCTGCAAAATGAGGTCGACTTCCTCTTCCTCGTCGTCCTCGTCGCGCTCGCGCCGGAAGGCCTGCTCATAGACCGCGCTGAGCGCGCGCCTCGCGTCCAGCGCGTCGAACGGGGCCATATTCGCGCGGAAATAGCTCTCCGGCACGATGGGCCGCCGATCAAGCCCTTCCCAGCGCCGCACGAGCTCGCCCTGCTCGCTCAGCTTCCACAAAAGCCAGCACAGCGCGTCGAAGCTCGCCTTGTCGCTGCCGCGGTAGAGGTCGGGGATCTCCTTTTCCGTGCCGAAGCGGTCATAGATGTCCGTGAGCGCCGCGGCGTTCAGGCACAGCGTGAAGGTGTGCCCCTTGAGTTTCCATTCGGTCTTTCGCATATTTGTCTCCTATGCCGGAAACGGGCGGAGAAAGGTCCCCGCCCGTTTGTCTCAGCTCGCGCTTTCTGTGAATTTGCCGTCGATCCAGGCCTGCGCCGCGGCCTCGGTGTCAAGGGCCTTGGACTCGATCTTGCTCTTGCGGCAGGCAGGCACCGTGCCGTGGAAGCTCAGGTCGTCGCCCGTCAGCTGGATCGATGTGCCCTTGGTGTTGTAGGTCACGCCCTGCCGCACGGCCTGCACCTTGGGATAGAAAATGCCCTTGTAGAACACCTTGCCCTTGTACTTTCGCTTCGAGATCAATCCGAGGCCGCCCTGCGGGGACTCGTCGTCGAAGCTGTAGCTCAGATCGCCGTCCGAGCTCAGATTGGAGCCGAACACCGCGGCTGCAACCGCGTTTTCCAGCTCCGTCACGGAGGTGGAAACGTCGTAATCCGCGACCTCGTCCACGCGGTCCTCGACCGCGTTGTCGCCGCTGATCTCCGCCGACTGCACGTTCACCGTGTCCGCCACGGTAATGAGCGAGCCAAGGTGGACCTTTGTGCCGTATTTCGGCAGCTTCGCCGCGTTCGTGTCGGGGTCGGTCTCCGCGAACGGCGCGAAATAGAGATAGGATGCGCCATATTTTGCCATTGTGTGCCCTCCTTACAGGTCTTTTGATTTGAGCCAGTCGTCATAGACGCTGAACTCCGCCGCGGTCACGGCGTCGGCGCACTCGGCGTTCGCCTGGGCCATCCACTGCTTGCCGGGGATGTTGCGCCGCGGCGCGCCGAACTCCTGAATGAAACCGACGTCATTGTTGGTCGAGCGGCGGCGTGCGCCTTTTTTGCGCGGCTTGCGGACGACCGGCTTGCCGCGTGAGCCGCTCGGCAGCACAAGCACTGCCGGCGCGTTATTTTTGCGGCTGTCGACGTAGAGCTTCTGTTTGACCGTGATGCTGCCGGCGAGTTTGCCGGTGTCGACCAGCCCCAGCGCTCGGATCTTCCGCCGCTGTGCTTCGGCTGCCACCTCGCCGCCCGCGGTCAGCATCTGCCGCTTGACGTCCTCGGGGATCTTTGCGATCTCCTGCACCGTCAGCGCGAGACCGTCGATGCCATCCGCCTTAAACTGCGCCATCGTCCTCGTCCCCGGTCAGCGCGTCGAACTCGAACACATAGTGCTGCCCGAGCTCGTCCGTCGCCGGCGAAATAGTCGGGAGGGAGAACTCGTCCGTTTCCTCGATGGCCGCGGTCAGCGCCCGCCGCTTGGCGACGGTCGACGCCTTGAGCGGCGCAAGGTAGTGCAGCTGCACCCGCGCGAGCCCGACGTCGGTCCCGTCGTCGCCGGCAAGACCGGCGGTCTGCGTGTAGTCAAACGTGCAGTATTCCTCCGGCGGTGTCTCGCCCGACTCTGTGACCAGCAGATCCGGCACGCACACCGGCACGATCGGCGTCACGACTGCGATGATTCTTTCATTCAGCGTCATACCTTGCCCTCCTGCGTGATGCGCTCGCACCAGAACTCCATGTACTTTCCCTCGTCGCCGTAGGTGTTGACGTAGAGGATGTTGTAGTCGCGCCCGTCGTAGCGGATCAGGAGCCGCCGGTCAAGCAGCTCCGGGTTCGCGCGCGTGAGAAAGCGCACCTTTGCCTCGCCGAACTCCGCATTTGCCCGGATCAGCTCCGTGCCGCTCGTCTGCGAGAACTGCGCCCAGGTCTCGCGCACGGGCTCCGGCTCGCCGGGTACGTCGTAGCCGTCGGCGTCCTTTGCCGTCGTTTTCCGCAAAAGCTGGATGCGCTTTGAGAGCTTTCCTGCGTCAACGTGCATCACACGCCTCCCTCCGTTCCCTCGCCCGTGCCCGAATCGGGCACAGGCTCGCTGAGCTTGAGCTGGTTGATCATGAGCCGAACGACGCGGTTCTCGCTGGCGGCCTGGTCGATGGAAATGCCGCGCCGGTCGTACTGCTCAAGCGTCAGAGCCTTGACGCAGAGGAGATACATCGCGAAGCGCGGCGTCCCGTCTTCCGGCTTGCTGCACACGCCGGAGAGAATATAGCCCTCCGCCGCGTCAATATAGCCAGGCAGCTCCGCGTCGTCCGCGTCGACCTTGCAGTAAACGGCGATCTCGCTCAGCCTCTCGGGCAGCATCGCTTAGCCCCCGCTCTTAGGCAGCGTTGCAACGACGACGCCCTTGTCGACCACGAGGTTGCCGCCCACCATCACGTCGCCGAGGATGGTCAGCAGGCGCTCCTGCGCCTTGTAGCTCTCGTCCACGCGCACGGTGAAATCGGAGAAGAGACCGAGCTCATAGTTGAGCGGGTTGCCGTAGATCATGGTCTGGATCGCGGCGCTCGCGCTCGCGGTCGAGCCGGAAAGGCTCGTGAGGTCGGGGCAGAGGGTATAGGG